AACATTCTTGGAGCGCACTATGTCAATAACGAGTAATCTATTCGTACATAACACAAACACAATCAGCATTAAGAAATGTAAAGCAGGAGAAGATGGAGAAGGACAATCGCAAGACTCTTGGGACATTATAATAAAAGATAAAGACGGTCACGAGGCAAGAGTATACTGTTGGGGTAACGATGCTAAATTAAAAATAGATATGATAGGAGAGGAGGAAGACTAATGAGCAACACTAACGAAGAAGGATGGGTTGAAGGTATGGAAGACTTCTATATGTCTTTCGACGATGTTTGGTCTAGAATGTTTGTTATGTCTTTAGGGACAGAACTACCTGAAAACATAGTAAAGAACAGCTTCTTTTCTTTTATAAAAGAGCGTTGTATGGAAACAAAAGGGTATCTATTTGCGTCAGAAGATGATATGATCAGCCTATTCCCTGAGTTCTTAAATGAAATAATAATCGCAGGAGGTAAGGCGTGAACAGAACTATAAGAGTCTCTCAAAAAGATTTCTTTGCTTTTAAAATAAAGCACGAGGGTCTTTTATATTCCGATAAAATACTAACTAAGTTACACACCATTGAGGAGGATGGTACATATGTCATAAGCTTTGGAGAAGGTATCTCAGAAGATGCCTATGAACTGTACGAACAATTTATCACAAACCAAGGAGATACAATAAATGAAGATGATTGATGGGATTCCCCAAATCATACGCGGCACTTGCTACTACGCTCATGTAGGAGAACAGCCTATACCTGACTACTCTGAGAAGCAGCAAGAAGGCTCCGGTAAGTTTGGTTGGGAGTTAAATCTAGCTGTATCAGAGGAAGACTTTGAACGCTTCCAACGTGCAGGATTTAACGTAGGACTGAAGCCTGCAGGTAAGTCTAAGTATACTGAAGACAACGTGATTACTTTTTATAAGTATCATGCAAATAGTAATGGCTCTATTAATAAGCCACCTATTGTAGTTGACGGTGACAAGAACAGCTTCTCTGGGCTGATAGGTAATGGCAGGCGAAGCAGCCACACCATTCACAGAAGAGGAGATTGCATTTTAAATGGCACAATATACTTTTAAAACCGATGACGGTTTGTACGATGTAATAAAGCTAAATGATACGGCAAAGACTGCGTTCAATTATTTGGCTCAAATACAGACCGAAGTGCAGGGCCTTAATCAAAGGATAGATGTTCTTAAAGCAGCGGCATCAGCTTACAACGCTGCTATCATGGACAATCTAGATGAAGAGGCTTTAATTAATGAGGAAGAAGAAGAGGTAGCTCAACTAGAAGAGGACTAAAGAGGATGGCGTTTAAAGAAACCCACCTTCCTTGTTCTGATTGCGGCAGCAGCGATGCACTCTGTATCAATTATGATGGGAGTGCACGTTGTTTTAGTTGCAATGAGTACACAAGGAACTATGAGAAACCAACGGAAAATACAATGTCAATAGTCAACAACAACAACAGCAGGAACGAACCCGCATCCTTTGCACAGGAAGGGCAGTACGCAGCCTTAAAGGATAGATCAATAACAATGGAAACCGCCAAGAAGTACGGTGTTAAAGTAACCTTTGACATCAACGGTGAAACTCACAAACACATCTACCCTTACCACGACAGCGAAGGAGAAGTAGCACAGAAAGTTAGATTCGTTTCCTCCAAAGGTTTTTCTTGGCAGGGAAGAAACAACAAGGCAGGTCTATTTGGAATGCAGCTCTTCAAAGAGGGCGGCAAGTATATAACAATTACTGAAGGAGAGTGTGACGCTATGGCAGCATACGAACTCCTTGGTTCTAAGTGGCCCGTAGTTAGTATTAAATCTGCAAGCACTGCAGAGAGAGATATAAAAGATAACTTAGAATATCTTGAAAGCTTTGAAAACGTAGTCATTGCTTTTGACATGGACAAGCCCGGAAAGGAAGCTGCGCGTAGAGTAGCTAGACTTCTGCGTCCTAGCAAAGCAAAGATTGTTACCCTACCTGAAGGTTACAAAGACCCCAATGATTTACTAAGAGATAACAAGCACTCTGTATTTGTTCAATGCTTCTGGGACGCAAAGACTTATACTCCTTCTGGAGTTTTAAATGTTTCAGACAACCGTGAGAAGTATAAGAACAGAGAAAAGAAACCTTCTATCCCTTACCCTTGGCAAGGTCTTAACGAGAAGCTAGAAGGACTAAGACAGGGAGAGCTTGTAACACTTACGGGTGGTACAGGTTTAGGTAAGACCAGTGTAACGCGGGAACTAGAACACTGGCTAGTAAAGCATACTACTGACAATGTAGGTATCATTGCTCTTGAAGAAGATTGGAGGCGTACTATTGACGGCATCCTTTCTATTGAGGCCAATGCTAAACTACACATTGACAGAATCAGAGAGCAGTATACTGACGAAGAGTTAGATGGATTCTTTGATGTACTATACGATGGCGAGAATAGAAACAGAGTATGGGTGCATGCACATCACGGAGCCAATGACATTGATTCTATCTTCAGTAAGCTACGCTTTATGATAGTAGGTTGTGAATGTAAATGGGTTGTAGTAGACCACTTGCATATGCTTGTATCTACTAGCTTAGAAGGTGATGAACGCAGATCAATTGATGCAATCATGCACCGCTTAAGAACCCTCGTAGAAGAGACAGGCGCAGGTCTTATATTAGTATCACACTTGCGTAGGATTGACGGTAACAAAGGACACGAGAACGGTATTGAGACAGGCTTAAGCCACCTTAGAGGTAGTCAAAGCATCGCTCAGTTATCCGATTCTGTTATTAGTCTTGAACGTAACCAACAATCTGATGACCCTGTAGAATCTTCTACCACTAGAATAAGGGTGTTGAAGTCTCGTTACACTGGTGACGTTGGTGTAGCTAGTCACTTGCTTTTTGATAATGAAACAGGTAGGCTCGCAGAGATTGAAACAGATGACGTATCAAACAACAGCGAAGAAGAAGTCGTACTAGGATTTGAATGATGAGTAGATTAGTATTTGACATAGAGACAGACGGTCTTGATGCTACTAAGATATGGTGTATTGTCGCTCAAGATGTAGACACTAAAGTAATATATACCTACGGCCCTGATCAGTTACAGGAAGGTTACAATCTTCTTGACTCTGCTGACTCTTTAGTAGGCCATAACATAATAGGATTTGACATCCCTGTAGTACAAAGGCTGATGAATAAACCTGACTTCTCTAAGGATAAAAAGATTATAGATACTCTTGTATTATCTAGACTCTTTAACCCTGTAAGAGATGGTGGTCATAGTCTTAATCAGTGGGGACATACTCTTGGTTTTAATAAACTAAACTTCAAAGAGTTTGACGCTTACACGGCTGAGATGTTGGACTACTGTGTAAGAGATGTTGAATTAAATACTGCTGTATACTTTGAACTACGCGAACAGAGTAGAGGATTCTCACCACTGTCCGTAGACATTGAGCATCAGGTAGCAGCTATAATGAAGGATCAAGAGGCTCGCGGCTTCTTCTTTGACGGGCCTAAAGCAGAGATGCTATTAGCTCAGATAAGAGAACGTATGACTGCACTAGACAGAGAGACCAGAGAAGTCTTTCTTCCTAAGATAGTAAAGCTTAAACTGTATCCTCGTTATACTAGTACTGGTGCTATCTCTAAAATAGCTGACAGAGAAGAAGCTTACATCCTTAAGCAGAAGTTTGACACTATGGTAGAGGCAGAGAAATACTCTGGTGTTAGATTAACAGAGGAAGAGTATGCTTTATTCTCTGAAAAGAATCATGCTGTTCCACTGCACATTACAAGGACAACGACTATTGATCTTAACTTAAGTTCTCGTAAGCAGATTGGAGAATACCTTATTGACTTTGGGTGGAAGCCTGACGAGCATACAGTTACAGGTAGACCAGTTGTTAACGAGAAGACCTTAAGTAAAATAAAAAACATACCTCAAGCAGAGCTTATCAAAGAGTTCTTCCTGCTTCAGAAGAGAGAAGGACAGATTAAGTCATGGCTTGAAAAGGTAGAAGACGATGGCCGTGTACATGGATACGTGATACCTAATGGTACTATCACAGGACGTATGACACACCGTGATCCTAACATGGCTCAAGTACCTAGCCTTAAGTCTGAGTACGGAGAAGAGTGTCGCTCCTGTTGGACAGTACCTAAAGGCTGTAAACTTGTAGGCATTGACGCTAGTGGTCTTGAGTTGCGGATGCTTGCTCACTATATGAATGATGAGGCATACACTAATGAAATCCTTAACGGAGATATACACACCACTAATCAAAAACTTGCTGGACTTAAATCAAGAGATCAGGCTAAGACTTTCATCTATGCACTCCTATACGGAGCAGGAGATGAGAAGCTTGGAAGCGTGGCGGGAGGAGGTAGGAGAACTGGCGAAAACCTTAGAAGATCGTTCTTTGATAATCTCCCATCATTTACAACTCTTAGACATAAAGTTATCAGAGCAACAGAAAAGAAAGGATTCTTAAAAGGTCTTGATGGCAGGAAGCTGACAGTGCGTAGCGAACATAGCGCACTTAATACATTGTTACAGGGTGCAGGAGCTATCATGATGAAGCAAGCTCTTGTTATCTTAAACAATAAGATAGCCCACCTAGACGCTCACTTTGTCGCCAACGTCCATGACGAATGGCAGATAGAAGTAAGACAAGATCAAGCAGAAGAAGTTGGTAGGCTTGGAGTAGAAGCAATCGTGGAAGCTGGTAAAGTTCTAAAACTTAACTGTCCTCTTGACGGGGAATATAAAGTAGGAGATAGCTGGAGTGAAACACATTAATAAAGATAGATTATGTTTTTGTGAAGAAGTAGAGCAATACCTCCCAATAAAATACGATTTGAAATTAAACAAATACGTACCTTCAGACCCTTCTGATAAATGGGAAGAGTGGGAGGAGCATTATTTTGAAGGCAGCCCACCTATTACTGTTAGTATAGGTAGTCATTCTTGCTCTGTGACTAACCACTGGAGACATCCTAGTGAGACAGAGTTTGGAGACATTGATAATGTTTGTTATTACTGCGCCAAAGAAATTATAAAAAATAATCAGTAAACATAAAGGAAATACTTCTGATGGAACACACTACCGAGTATGACTGGTCTTACGACAGAACCAATTCAAAAGGAGAAAAACACTTTAGGCACGATACAAACGAAACCCTTGAAGATGTGTTAGAGTTTTTACAAACAAGCAATATAAAGTACGAAGTAAAAGAAGGCGCTCATATGCTTTGGGTGCACCACGAAGACAGAAAGTATGCTTACTATTATACAACAGGAAGATGGGCAGCATACTCAAACCTAGGTATGCCTAACAAGCACTACAGAGCTAAAGGAATAAAAGATTTTCTAGAAAGATTTGTACTTGCTGTCAGAGAAATTCCTGACTTTGATAAAATGAGACAAGATATAGATGGCATGATATTAAATGACATAAAACAAGCAGGCCCTTCAGGGACAATACAAAAAACCATAAAGGAGAAGTACGAAGGTCTAGATCACTGGAAGATTACTGCGATAAGAGGAAGTTTTTCTAGACTAATTGCTAACGGTGATATATTTTATAACGGAGACAAAGAAGGAAAATCCAAAGTTATGCGACACAAATCATATAAACTAGCGGAGAACAGCTCTAATGAAACCAATTAAGATAACAGACACTAAACCTAACCACGACCCAAACAGAGTAGGAGACTTAGCAGAACACTATGCTATTACATGGCTATGGGACAACGGCTATCACGTATTCAAGAACTGTGGTTGCACAGGGCCTATAGATATAGTAGCATTAGATCCAGAAGGAAAGGTTATTCTTATAGATGTTAAGTCTTACAAAGACGGTAGGCTTTCAGCTAAGACCCCACTGCAAAAGCAGTTAGGCGTTCAATACCTTCACTACAATTCAATTACACGCAAGTGTAGATTCGTGAGGCATCGCAAATGAAAACATTAGAAACATTAATACCCGACATCTATGAAGTACTTGATGGTCTTAACAGCGACAAGGGCATAGACATATCAGAAGAGCTGATGGAAGACTTTCTATATAATATGAAAGACGCTCTTGAAGGTTGGTCAACGCCTCACCTGCAGTCAAAGACTATACGTATGTCTAATGTAGGCAGACCTTTACGCCGCGTATGGTATGACATGAAGGACACAGACTCTGACTCTTCTAAAAAAGACATGCACCCTTCTAACTTTATTAAGTTTCTGTACGGTCATCTACTTGAGCAGATAGCTATACTTCTTATTAAGCTGTCAGGACATAAAGTAACTGCCATGCAAAAGGAAGTAGAGGTTGATGGTATCAAAGGACACATGGACTGTAAGATTGATGGTGAGGTTGTTGATATTAAGACTGCATCAAACTTCTCCTTTAAAAAGTTTTCCGAAGGAACCTTAGTAGACGATGATCCTTTTGGTTATATGGCACAGCTTGCAGGCTACGAAGAAGCAGAAGGTACAGAGGATGGTGGCTTCTTTGCCATCAACAAAGAGTCAGGAGAGATCTGTTTATTTAGACCGG